TTGGCTTTTGTGCTGATGCTTCTAGTAAATCTTTTTGTTGTAATTGATCTGCGGTTTCTAACTTATTAAGTCTTTCAATAATGCCAAAATAAGCCCATACAGCAATCGCCACAGCACCTACGATTGAGATTAAACTTTTGAGTTCTAAACCTATTGATGTATTCTCGGATATTTTCATAAAACCTCATTTAAACTTTAAAACCTTTTCTCCAACTCTTAATTGCCCAATATGCTGGACTTAAACTCTTTTGACCTTTTACTTTAGCAAGTATTGGTCTAAATCTTGCCATAAACGATCTTTGACGTGCTGGAATATTCTTTTTAATCGACATTCCTTTAGCACCAAATCTAACTATTTGAATTTTATTGGTACGATTGTTCTTAACATAAACACCGAACTTCTTAGAAGCACTAGGTGTTCTAAATGGTTTATTTAATTTAACTGATCTACCCTGATATTTAGCCATAATAAAAATGCTTATATCAGAAACTAATCTATTTTTGAATTATATTCTCGACAATGATAGCCAAAAACTTTTGTGCCTTTGTATGTATGATAATAATGATTTTCTTTTTTAAATGTAAATTTTCTTTCGTGAGTGATTACGTTTTTGTTCCACCAAATAGCACAATCTTCGTATATCTCTAACTTTATTAATTTACCATTAATCAATATTAGACTAATGATAAATATTTTCACTTTCCTTGTCCTTTGTATTTAGAACGATTAGGTACTCGTTTGTTGTAAGACTTTGAGTGTTGTTGTGGTCTTTTACGTTTGGTTTGCTTTGTGAAATTGCTTATGCCTACTAGATTTTTTTTAGCCATCTTTTACATCTGCTTCTATGATTAAAGGTAATGGCTCAACAATGTTTTGAGTTTCTACTTTGTCTCTCATATTCAATTCATTCTTAGATAACCATACAAGCATATTAGGGTGTCCTTTAAGTGCTAACTCCCACATTTTTTTTCTTAATGATGCTTTACCTTTGTTTCTATTATCCTCAATAATTTGCCCAAAATTTCTTTGTATAGTGCTTCTTCCAACTCCAACAACTGATGCAATTTCTTCTTGGGTACAACCGATTGATGCTAAATTTGCTACGATATTTTCATCTACCTCAATTCTTGGTCGTCCAACTTCTTTTCTTTTTTCTGCCATATTCTCCATAATTTTGATGCAATTACAGTTTTATCTTTTCTAACGATAAAATGCAACCAATAGGAAAAACATTACGATCTGAGAATTGTGCATCTGTCTCATCATAACTAGCAAATGTCCATATTGATTTAGAATCTTTTTTAAAAATATATGCCTGAGTTACCATTTTAGAGGGTTGGAGTTTCAGCATTTCTTCCTCAGTTGCGTGTCCTGAGTCTCCAGTTATATCTAACCATTTTATGGTGTAGAAATAATATCGTTTTTTGTTTATAGTTACCGACCTAAATTTTGATTTTTTAGATTTTCTCATCAATGTTTCCTATGATTCATACTTTCAATGAGTAATTTAACTTGTAGTTTTAATGCTCGGTTTTCTATTGATAACCTAATTAATCTTTGCCTTACTCTTTTAAAGACTTGCAAGAAAAACTTTATTGATTTCATCTCTTAGCTTTTTTAGCACCTTGTTTAACTGACTTAGCTACATTAATTTTTTTCGGTTTTTTCTTACCTATAATTTTTTTTGTATAAAGTTCAGCAAGTAATCCTGAGGTTGTAATCATTTAATCTCCTTTAATGGTTCTTGGTCTTTCCAACGGTGTTTATGGTATCTTTTACCTTTTACAATAACTTCCGTATATTCTCCAAAGATATTACCTGTATATACCATATCCTTGCTAGACTTATCATTTTTTTTCTCCGCATATATATTAGTTATGTCTTTAGTTATGTTATTGTAATTATGCGTTTGAGGTGGACTCTCTTTGCGTTCATTTTCATTTTCGTTGTTAATAAACTGATATTTGTCGTAATTTATAAGGCGAATAATACTCACAGATCGATAGGGGTGGTTTGCCGTTGCGTTCACTCTAGCGACTCTTATTGAGATCATTTTACGTCTTTTCAACCTAAGTAAGAAACTTCTTAATGCAGAATAAGGTATATTCCATATTTTAGCATTTTTTCTTACAGGAAATATAATCTCTCCTCTAACCAATGTAATAGTATCATTTATGTATTTAATGTTTTTATCTTTATGAGTTGCAGTACCAACCATATAAATCCAAATACTAGACTCAACTAAATTTTTAAATACAGGATTTCTATATAACGATCTATGAACTAAAAAATACCCAGTTCTTCTTGTTTGCATTTTTCTATCTCCCTATTTACTTTTTCTAATATATCTTGTTCTGTTCCGTATCTATCAATAAATGCTTTCTTGCCTAAATGTACTGATATTTTTCCTGTGCGGTGGTGTTCATAGCAAAGTGGAATTGTATCAAAATGCGAGGGTCTTAGACCCATTCCTGTATGCTTTCTGATGTGATGTACTTCCGCCTGAACTTCTTTGCCATCTTGGTAACAAGCATAACACGGCATATTACCAATTATTTCAAGACGTTCTTTTTCTAACTTTGTTTTGTTCTTTGCCATACTACACAATCTCTCCCATATTTACTTTTAACTACTTTACCTGAGTTCTCTATTTTATTTTCTATTTGTAACTCTCTAACTCTTGCACAAACGGAACTTAAAGGTATATTCATAGTTTCTGCTATTTGATGATTAGCAAGAGGATTGTTTAATAATAAGTCATAAACTTGTTCTTTTAATGTAAGTTTATCTTTTTTATTTTTCCAAGCTAATTTAGATGTTTCCGAGTTTTTTTGGTATGCTTTATAGTCTAGTTCTAACTGCATTTCATTTTCTCCTGTTTTTTAAAGGGGTGTGGCTGAGAATAATATTTTTGGGAGATAAAAAACTCAGCCACTATGTTAAAAACATTTTGTTGAGAAAATGTATTGTATTCGATTCTAGTAACACAAAAAAAGATTTTTCTCAACACTCCCATAATTCGAATCAATATAGATAAATTTAAAAATAATCAAGAAAATTCTAATATCACTTGTTAAATTTTTGTTAAATATCAAAAAAGCTAGTATTTATGCGGTAAATTAAATGTATTTTTTATTTGCAATATACAACCTAATTTTATACTAATTTAATTATGTTTAGAAAATTAAACAAATGGGAACAACATTTATCTAAAGTTTTAGGTAGAAAAGTTAAATTCATAGATGAAAACTTAGATAAACAATTTTTTAATTGGGTTATCCAAAATCATTATTGGTTAAATTCTAAATATGCTAAAAAATTTATCAAAGAAAAAATGGGAGATGTAAAATGAACGTAATTGCAAAATTAAAAAAAGACGAAACACCAAGTCAAAAATTATCTAAACATTTTGAAAGAATCTTTAACACTAAAGAAACTTTTATATTTGATTTAGAAAATCAAAATTCTACTGTTCACTTGTTGGGTGGACACGTTCAGAATCATTTAAACGAAAAAAGTTTAAATGCAAATAAGGGTAATAACAATGGAGAAGAAAATTGTTAAACAAGAAGAAAAGTATTTTAAGTTGCTTGAAAGAAAAAAGGAACTTGAAAAAAAACTTTATTTTGTTGAACATAAAAGAAAACAACTGGCTATGAATATTCACGAGTTGAAATATCATACAGTTTAATTAACATAGGGAGAATATATGAGAAAAGTTGTATTGTTAATCGTGCTATCTATGACTCTACTTCAAGGGTGTAGTTCTTATCAGCCAATAGTTGATACATCAGGCAGATCAGGTACTTACAATGAAGATAGAGCAAGAGAAATCACAAACGATTTACAGCATTGTAAAATGTTAGCTAAAGAAAATGTAACTGCATTATCAAACATTAGTTACTGGATATTCAGTCCATCAATGGACACTAAGTACGAAGCATATTACAGAAAATGTTTAATGGGTCGTGGACACGGAGTCATTAATTAATATGCAATTAATTCAAGGTAAAACAATCGCTATGACTTGTTCTAGATGTATTCAAGAACATAAAACATTAGCTTGGTATTACGGAGTCGGACTTTATAATAATTCTTTACTTTGTAGAGATTGCTTTAAGTTCGTTTTTAATAATCTAACAGAAAAACAAAAACTCGAATGGAGTTTTTATAAACAACAAAAAGGAGATAAAAAATATGCATAGAGCAGAACAAAGGTTTAGATTAAGTGATGTAATTGATTTTTTAGATAGACATTTAACTGGTTCTTATAGTTGTTATTTAGCACAAGACATTTATGATTTAATTTTAAATGATGAGAGTGCTATGCGAGAACTATCATTTAATGATGATTATTGGGATAAACAAACAATTAGAAAAAAAAAGGAGATAAACAATGATGAGTAATGGTACTGTCGTTAGAAATATAACGGCACTAAGAGAAAGAATGAGAGTTGTTTTAGATACTTGGGATAATGTATCTGCAAATGACAATAAAGATAAGTTTGTTGAATATATAGGGTTAAGACTTAGATTGAGAAGAATCTATTTAGGTTATACTCAAACAAAAATAGCTAAAATGCTTAATTGCACATTTCAACAAGTGCAAAAATATGAAAGAGGTATTAATGTTATTAGTTTAGATAAATTATTAATTTTTTGTGAAGCAACTAATACTGATCTAAGTTGGTTTTTAAGACCATTAGATAAACTAGGTAAAAAACTATATATAAATGGGAGAACAAATGACACGAGTAATCAAAAATCAAGATAAGCATAAAAACATCATTGAGTTTAGACCTGATGATAAAAAATATAGATATATCGTTAATGGAGAAGTTAAAAAAGGTGTGACTGGTCTTATTGGTCAAAGGTTTGGTAAAGCTGGTTTAATATACTGGGCTAAGAACTTACCTTTAGATGCTATTAGATGGCAATTAAAAGATGAAAATAAACCAATAGATTTTATTGAATCTTTTATTAGTCAATTAAAAGATAAGATAACTAAACTAGAAACAGAAGCGGCCACTATAGGAACTTTAATGCACACACTAGCAGAAGATTATATTACTGGTAAAAAAGTAGTAACTCCTGAAAGTGAACCTTTAAAAACTATGTTTATTAAATTTAAACAATGGTGGGATAAAAAAGGTTTTAAAGTAATTGCTACTGAGACTACTTGCTACTCTAAAGAATTAGATGTGTGCGGTACGTTTGATGCAATAGTTAAACATAACAAATACAAAAACAAAAATATTCTATTAGATTTTAAAACATCTAAAGACTTTTATGTAGATCAACCTATACAGATTTCTACATATAAAAAGTTAATAGAAGATTCGACAAATCTAAAAATAGATTATTTAGGTATTGTTAATATTCCTAAAGATGTAAAAAAAGATATATCTTTAAGAATGTTTGAAATAAAACCTAGATATTTAAAAGCATTTAAAGTCTGTCAGTTCTTAGATGAACTTGAAGCAGATTTTAAAAAAAGAGACTTAGAATACAAAAAACAACTAAGAAAAAAGGAGAAAAACAATGCAATATAATAAACAAAAAAAGCCATTTTATGGATTAGAAATATATATGAATTCAACTGGTAAAAAATCGCCTAGTTATGAATTTCAATGTAGTAGTAAAACTTTATATAAAGATACTTTTACTGGAAAAAAATATAATATATTTCAGTTTGGAGAATGGTTAAATCAACCACATATTAAAGAAAAAATATATCAACGTTGGCAATTAAAAATGGGTTCAGTAGATTTAGAAACTGATATAGTTAATAAATATACTAATTCAAATTTACAAAGAAAAGTAGCTTGGTTTTTAATCCCACCTCAACCAAAAAATCAAAACGTAGATGGTATGAAACCAATAAATCAAACTGTTCCAAGATATACGGAACAGCAAATGACCCAAGCTAGACCATCAGCACCCGATCACGCACAACCAATTAATCAATCTGATCTTGATGATATGGACGATAACTTACCACCATTTTAAATATGAAACTAACAAAAGAGTTTAGAGGAGAACTTGATATGGAAATGCAAATAGCAGACTATAAGTTTCGTGTGCGAGAACTTGAAAAGCTAAACGATATATTGAAAGAAGAAATGCAATCGCAGTATATTGAAATGGCACAATTACGTTCTATTGAAGAAGCACATAAAAACATAAACGGCAAACTAAGAACACGGATTAAAAGATTAGAAGATATGATTAAAGAACAAAACGAACATATCAAACTTTTAACAGTACACCCATAGGAGATAAATATGAGCAACTGGGAAACACTAAATAGTAGAGAAGCATATACCAAGTTAGAACAGGCAAAAGATAACTGGGCTAATTGGCAAGAGAAAGTAATTGTTCTAAACGAGGGTTTGAAAGCAACTTTTAGTAAATGTTTTTTACGACATAAACAATTTGTTAAAACTGCAATCGAAGCTGAGAATAGAGCAAGACAAGATAAGGAATACCAAGATATAGTTCAATCTTATGCTCAAGCTGAGGGAGAACTAATTAAAGCTAGGTATCATTACAACAATCTTGATAGATATATTTCATTCAAACAAACTGAATTAAAATTAGATGTTGCTTTAAGTAATAAGCAATCAATGTAAAATTTGTCTTTTACCCCTTGTTGGACAAATATTTAGGGTGGTTAATGCCACCCTAATTTGATTCGTTTCTAAAACTAATATTCTAATAAAAATAGAATTTAATGTTAAAAAAGCTAGTAAAATAGCGGTTTTTTAGCTATTTACAAATAAAACCTCAGGTATTATATTTATCGTATGTTAAAACAAAATGTACCATTAAATTATCACATTTCTAGAGGTGCTGATGGTGTTTATTGGATTTTAAACAATGGCGAAAATTTTGTTAAAAATCTATCTACTGACCATAAAACAGCTCAAAAAAAAGCTATTCAATATATTAAAAAACATAATCCTGATTTTTTTAAAGATGGCAGAAAATTAAATACTACTGTTTGGTTTAGAAAAAAAATTGCATCAAATAATTATAAAGGTTCTAATCAACCAATTTATTTAGATGCTCATATTAGAGAACATTTTTGGCATTTACTAAAATTAGATAAAGCAAAAAAAATAGAAGAAGCAAAAAATAAATATTTTCACGTTGGACAAGTTGGCGATCTTCTTGAATTAGAACTTACAATTACAAATACATTTGGTTTTGAAAGCAATTATGGATATTGCCTTGCACACAAATTTGTAGATGCCGATAATAATAGTTTGATTTATTTTGGTAATTCAAAAGAATTATGTGCAAATGATAAATCTAAATTTAAAGTTGGAGACAAAATTACTGTTATAGCTGAAATAAAAAAACATACTAAAGACCAAAGAGATTTGGTTTATAATGATAATGTTGATCAAGTTATGAAGCCATTAACAATAATAGCAAAACCTAAACTAATAACAACAAAGGGAGATAAATAATGAAAATAGATACAAAAACAACACAAGACTTATTTAAAGTTGAGAACTGTCCTAATTGTGATGGAGATGGTAAATTTCATATTGAAAAAGATAATTATGAAATTATCGAAGATTGCGACATCTGCAAAGGAACAGGAGTAATATAAATGACATTTATAATACTTGATACAATCGTTAGAATGATAATAATAGGTTACGTTAGTTATATAGTTTTAAAATAATTATGGATAATCAATTAATCTTAATCATTTTAGTATGCCTTGTGTTTGGAGTTTATGTTTGGCTTAAGGAGTTCTTTATTAAGAAAGCTGAACAAAGGTTATCTAAAAGATTAGGTATAGATGAGTCTTGGCGAAATAATCGTTAATGAATTGTATAATCTAATCCTGACAGATTAGTATTCTCGTCAATGTCTTTAGTGCTGATGCTATAATTAATTACATACGCATCAGGTTGTTCTTCTATTTGATTAAGTAATGAATTAACTTTACTAAAGTTTGGTGTTTGATCTAAAAACACAAAAGATACTTTTCCTGTATGTGTAGAATCTTCGTGTCCTATAAGCACTTCTAGTTCAGTTATAACTATATCTATTTCGCTAGTCATAACTTACAATATAATTATTTGAGAGATAATTAAATTATTTTCTTTTGATTAAATCAGTAGCTTTTAAACCATACACAGAAGCAATTACTCCTACGAATATAGTTTGATACCAAAAAGGAAGTTCAGAAAAGTATTCAAAAAATAGTTTCATTTTATCCATAGCAGTTGGGTCATCACTAAATACTGCCCAAGCTAATAAAACAATCGGTGCAGATAATAAGATTAAAATAAACTCATCTTTCCAATCAGATTGTCTAGCTTCTAATAATTTACCTTGATACTCAGCTTCTCCTGTTGCCATCTTTTCTGCGTGTTTCATTTGAGCATCAGACATAAGCATTTTAGTCTTTTGTCTATTTTTATAGATATGACTTCCAGCTTGTACTGCTAATTTAATTGCACTTAACCACATTTTAACTCCAATGCTAATTCTGCGTAATGTTTAATTTTCTTATATCTTTCTACGTCAGATTCGCCTTTTTTTCTACGGACTGCGTATTTTACAATATTACCATCAATGAAATCAAGATTATGTGCTGTAATGAACTCAATAGCTTGTATTTTTGCGTTCTTATAATGTTCCCCTTGCTCTTGTCGGTCTAAAGGCGAGATTGCTCTCTCCATTGAGATATGACCGTTTAAAGCATACTTTCCACAGCACTTCTTCATAGTATTTTACCTATCCAACGTCCCTCTTTGTTTAAAACCATAGGTAGTAGTCTAGGAATACCATTTAAGATAATTCCACAACCTACTATAAATCTAGTTCTAAAGTTTTTTGCATAATCAAAAGCCATAGATTTTTGGTTTATTAAACAACCGACATTCATAGCCCAAAATATATTATCAGGGTTAGCCCAATATGAAATTGTAAATTTTGTATGGTAATGTCCCTGGACGGTATTCATTGAGTATGCCTGTGAAGTTTTAATTACCTCAGCAGATTTTCCGTGAGTGAAAAAACATCTTTGACCATTTGACATTGTTAAAGTTAAATCATCTACCCACTTCCATTTTTTTGTGCCTAAGAAGTCTCCATAATCTCTCATAAACTCTCTTGATAATCCATACTTAAATGCTCGTCTATAAACCAAACTAGAATGGTTACTATCTACTTCTGTAACTACAGGAAATATGCTTTCTAATTCTTTAATATATTCTCTTGTTATTCTAAGTTCATCTCCAGCATTAGGTAGATCAGGCGAACTTTGGTGCATACTGATATTATGAAAATCGATTGAGTCGCCGATATTAATTATCGTATCAGGTTTAAATTCTTTTTTGATTGCTTTTAAAAATTTAAATGCGTCTTGATGATGATAAGGAATATGTAAATCTGAGATTATTAAAATTCTTTTGTGATTCATACAATAATTGTTAATACAACTATTTAGATATGTTGTAAAGTAATTGCGTTATAAGCAATATAATAACACCACCTAGACCATAGACTAACCAGTTTATTACTGTGTCAAATTTCTTTTCTAATTTTTCATCTAGTTTATTTACGTCCTCGTGCAAATGTTTTAGATGGTTTGTTTTAATAATATTAACTTCTCTTTTTAATCCAGTTATAAACCCATAGATCGAAATGATATGTTCATTTGTTGTTTTGGGTTTCTTGTTCATATTGCTTAATGATAATCTTCTAAATATAAACTAAAGGATGCTGATACTGCACAAGTTGCATCTGCTTTTGCTCTAATTTCTATGTCGTGTTTTTGATTTATTAAAATAGGAATATCAAAACTTCTATAAACTGGAACACTAAAAGAAGATTGATAACCTAGTGTATTCCATACGTTGCCGTTATTAATTCCTTTAGCTAATATCTTAGATTCTAATTCTTTTTGTTTGCTCATACCGATAGAAGCTGAAACTATCCAAGCACGTTTATTTGCTGGAACAGTATAGACAGCACTTAAATTAGCACCATAACCAGCTACTATGTAAGCTACTGTTTTTGAATCTACTGTTATTGTGATGTTGCCTACGTTTGCGTCTCCTGTGTTTGCTGTTAACATACGAGCAGAAAAAACTCTTATAAAACTATTTGTAGATGCTGAACCACCGATTGTTATTGTTTCTGAAATTTGATTGAATGAAGCATTAAGTCCTGTAACTAAAACTGTACCACCATCATCTGACGCAGTATTAGAAGATGTTGCTACTGCTGTCGTTGCAGTAGTTGGGTAAACATATAAACCAGTTCCACCCCATATTGTTGCAAAGGTAGTTGATACAGATGAATTATATCCAAATTGACCAATAGCAGAAAAATCTTCAACTAATCCTTTTTGTACTGATATTCCAAGAGGAAAAGTTAATTTAGGAGTTTGATTTTGTATATTTATAGTCATAATATCTTTTATCTTTTTTTAAGTATTAGATCAATTTAAAAAGTCCTTGATCTGCCCACTTCATAATCCAATACTTATCTTTATTAATATCGTGGCTAGGATAAACATAAGTTTTTGATACTGCGTGAGTTTCCATAGTGTATCTATTAGGTGTTTTAAAAAAGTCATAACCTGTAACTGTCAGATCACATTCTACAAAATTAGTCAGCCAATAGATTGAGACAAGTCCAGTAGTCGGTCTTTGATATTTTAATTGATTACACATTGATTGATATTCTTCTTTGTTCCATAACCAAGCATAAGGTTTATAAACACTAGGCATACGTTCCATTCGTTTGCCGTTCTTTTCTGCATTGAGTCTTATGATGTTTTTTATTTCAGGATAATAACCTAACTTATCTAATAAGAAACTATGTGCTTGATTGACTAAGTTATCTATCCAAACATCACAAGGTTTTGTCATTATACCTAAGTTCATTCTAATAATAACTTCGTAATCAGAATAATTAGGTTCTTTGTCTAAGACAGCATTACCAATTAAAAGACATTTTTTATTTTTAAGATAAGTAAATGGGTCGAACATTACTCAGTAAAGCAAACTTGATAATTTTCGTACTTAGCTAGTTTTGCGTTCCACCATTCTTTAGGTTTAACAGTTGCGTGTGCGTTCATACCATTAGGAAGTATCTCTCGTGCTTCTCTACAACAGATCGTTAAGAATACAAACTTAGTAGCATAAGAAAATATCTCAGATAATATATCGTCAATGAATTCCTCAGGAATATGCTCTAATACATCTGTGCTTATAACCAAATCAAACTTTGTATCAGGTTTATTACTATACTCAGGAATAGCTGGGTCGTATTTATGTGCTTTCCAATATGTTGGGTGGTTTTGTGCTTTACCACAACCATAATCTAACATTGTTTCTATGTTATGTTTTTTTCTAACTTCATCTATTAAAGGTATGTATTGAACTACAGTAGTTCCTC